ATATGGAAAAGAAGAAATGTACCAAATGTGAAGAGATCAAGTCATTAGATGATTATTATAATGAGGCCAAAAACCCTGATGGCAAAAGATACGCCTGCAAGAATTGCGACAAGGCGTACAGAAAAAAAAGAAACAAAGCTGAAATCAACCTTAAAAATAAGATGCGTAGATGCAGGGCTCAGTTAACTACAGCTGGAGTAGATGAAGTAGCCTGGGAAGTATATGATTACTTCGAGAAAATGGGCCATCCACTTCTTCTATCAGAATTAGAAAGTGTTATGCCTGAGCTTATGCATGCATATCGAGAGAAGAGATTCCTGCAACAGCTTACAAAAGTAGAGAAGAGATTCAATGTATCATCTGAAGACTATGATTATGATATGTTAAAAGATATGATGCTGGAGCGGAGACACACATATAATATGAACAAAGCAGAAAAAGGGTATAAGCACCCCATAAAACAAATATCTATTGAAGGAGAGCACATCAAGACATATGAGTCACTTGAGCACGCCAGCATCGCCATAAGAGACGATGTAAAAGCAGTAGGAGGTATATCTAGTTGTGCAAGTGGACAATATAAGCAGGCGTTTGGTTTCATTTGGGAATACGATTTTGATTATGAAGAATAAGGTGTATAAAAAAGTGTGGAGCTTCAACGAGAAAAATGGCGAATGGACCATGAAGTTCAAGCTGATCGAAAAAAAAGATCAGAAATAATTTGCACGAATTATTATTTTGCTGTAGATTTGTGTTAAACAAAAAGAGCGATATGAGAATTTACAGCGGTAAAGTTGAAAGTGTAAGGCAAGCAAACCTGGACCCACTGGGTAATTACACCTATGAAATATGGTTCCGTGGAGGAAAGGTATGTTACTACAAGAGACACCAGAAAGAGCAGATGCTTATTGAAGCTGGTGATAGAATAAATTTCGAAGGCAAATTTATAGGGACAAAATTTCTCATAACGGAAGTTATTGATCATCTTGGGATGGAGGCAATAGCATCTGAGTTTGAGATGAAAAAGAAGAGTGTGGTCATTTGATATATTTATGTGCACCTGGTTTTTACATTACGTTTTTTTTGTTTTCAGGCATATAAATTGGCAAGTAAAGTTTTGAAAGGGTGGTCGCTCTCCCTGGTAAAGTGCTTTGCTTGCCTTTTTTTATTTCATAACTATTCGATTTTACTTTTTTTATGACTATTTTATAATAAAAATATATGGAAGATAAGGTAAAACAGTTCATAGAAGATAACGAAATGATCAAGAGAATCGTAGATGATCTTGGAATGAGAGAAGGAATGGAAGATTTGATCACTCAGTTCGTTGATGATGAAATAGTAATAGAGGATTTCTCTCTAAATTTAGAAGCAATATATCCAGAAATAATGTAAGCTATGTCTTGTAATTTAACAGATGATTACGATGATGCTGATGATATGGCTGAGTTGATGACGTTATTCATCACTCCAGGCGAGATGGAAGAGATCAGAGCCAGGGTGCAGATCGAAGAGTTACAGGTTGATATTTTGGTTTTGGAGGAGCAGATATTTAATAAATTTTGCAGATGATGTAACATTTTTAAATTAGCTGCGTATTACTTAGTATAAAAGTTCTTTATTTATATAGAGAGGGCTGGTTGAGCAGCCCAAAGCTGAGAGACCTGGAGCTATGAGACTTTTGAAAAACAAAGTGTAGAAGATGGAAAAACCAATCGGCAAGCACTCCAAGATCATAACCACTCAGGTTGTAATGGTCACGAAAAGGGAGGTGTTCTCAACTTAGTCACAACAATTAAAAAAAGAGAGGTGTTTTGCCTCTCCTTTTGTTTGTAACATAACGGCCCCTTTCGGTTGGGTTATGTCCCAAGGTTTCTTGATCGTGTTTCCACTTGCAACGCTACGTCTTACGCAGCCATTGCCATACTTTCGTTGTTATTTGTGGAGCTGCTGAGATTTGAACTCAGGTGTTTCAATCAATCAATTGAAATCTATAGCCGTTCAGCCCCTATTGTTTTCTATCTAAGTATGCCGCATAAAAAACAATCAAGCATACTATTACTATACATATTGCTACATCCATCACTTATCACTTGGTTCTGATGGATAATCTCCAGAGGAACCTATAACATTCCAATATTCACCGATAGCTATTCCTTGAATCCTTGCCTTCTTCTCAGCCTCTCTTCTTGAACCTTCATCATCTGTGTTATAAGTATAGCACTTTCCCTCATCGCCCCACTTATATCCAGGCTTATCATCTGATGTACATCTTTTAATTGGCATAATATTTAATTTATAGTTTTTCTAATATCTGTGCTTCAGTAGATAACTTCCAATCACTTCCTGAGTCACTTAAGAATAACTGCCTGCTGCTTGCCTTGTGATCGCAGTGTATAAAGTTTCCCTCATCAGATGGGTATACAGCTATCCTTGTGTAAGAAGTGTGCTCTAATAGCAGTTTAAATAGCTCCTTCAAATCAGAGCAAGTCCAATCTACTGCGCCCTTATCACCAAACGTATGCTGTGATCTACCACTTCTACCTCTTGCAATCTCCCAAGTGTATGGCCTATAACCAGAATTCTGGCTGGCCCATATAGGTGCACCAAGCTTTTCTCTTACAACATTCATTTGTAAAATGTGATGCTTGAGTAATTTATCAGCCACATGCTGTGGTATATCCTCATCGCTGATGCATAGTTCTGATATGGTAAAGTAGTTATTCATCTGGCAACATCTTTTCAATTTCTCCTCTGAGCTTGCACTTCTCTTTTCGTATATCTTGTATATCCATATCCTTAAGTGTTTCAATATGCTCTCGTATTTCATCCCTTGTCATTTGAAGTTCACCATTCACATACAGAGTAAATACTTCGTTTAGCTCTTCTTTTAATGCTTTTCGTAGTTTATTATTTACTCTTTCTTTACTCATCTCCCTTTAGTTTTTTAATGGCAGCAAGCATTTTGTACATAAGCCCCGTGTTTTCCTTCTCGATCTCTCTGATCTCTTCGTTCTTTTCTTCAAGATGAGTTTCAAGCACACCAATCTTTTGCCATAGTTTATACACTATGATCAATAGAATAGGAAGCACTCCGAACTGTGATATGTATTGTAGTAATTCTCCTATTTCCATAACTCTTAATCTTCAAAAGGTTCATCCCATTTCTCTATTCCTTCAGGCCCTTTTCTTGGCATATAGATTCCATTGAAGTAGCTTCTATTGTTCTTTGGAAGATTCTCTGGAACCTCTGGTGATTGGTACTCAGGAAAATCCTCCTGGTGATCACATAAGTATTTAGCCAATCTTCTTGAGAAGAACTCAGCCATATCCTTTACATTGCTTCTAAGGTACTTTATTTCATCTAAATCAGCTGGTTGTGAATACTCAGATGATTCTTTAGAGACCGCTTTGTTTGTACTCTTATAATTCAAGAATGGGAATAGCTCATATACAACATATTCTGCAAGCATATTCTGAATGTAATTCCTGATCAAGTTTTCTTCTGCAGTTGTAAGTGTTGAGTTAGCTACAGCCTCTGATAGGTGGTCATAGAAATAACTACCAAGTATCTGCTGTAAATAAACACGCTGCACTTTGAAGATGGTTGGGTTGATCTTTGCATCATCCACATTCATCTCTATAATTGTATTATCCTTTACGTATTCGCAAGAAATAAATTTTACGTTAGTCATGTTAAATGTATTTTAATTTTATAGTTTTTTTGTTTTGCCCAGTAAGTTGAGCGCTCAAGGTGCTTCTATTTATACCTTTTGCTTTTGCAGCTGATGATATTGATTCATAAAAAATACCAGTTTCTAAATCAATAATCATTTTTGATTGGGGGTTTCTAATACCATTTCCAAATCTTTGAGGAGTTGCTTTGTTTTCACCAGTTACTCTTATTCTTTTTGCAAGAGTGTTGTAGTTAATCTCAAGAGCATTTGATGCTTCTGTTATAGAATCGTATTTAATGTCATCTATATATATTGATTTCCCTCTAAAACAATTTCCTTTATTTATATCAGAAGTACCTCTACCACCACGTTCAAAATTAACAAGTGGACCATTACCACTTTTCTTCATACCAACCCTATCAATCCAGTAAATTTCTTTTTCAAAAGCTTCTTCTTCAAGCAAGCCTTGCTCAATTAAAATAACATCAAATCCATATTTATTAGCATAATTATTCCATATTCTACTCCTACCTGATTTAGAGGTAGCACGATAACCTTTACCCTTTCCAATATAGAATGGGGTTCCATCAGATTCTTTAACGTGCATGTATACATAATAATTATTCATAACTCAAAGTTATAACTTTTTCTTAATATCATCAATCTGTTTCTGTAACTCTGGGCTTATAGGAGCTTCCTGCTCAGGGCTATTTGCTTGCCCACTAGAGCCTTCTTGTACTCCTCCTAGTAATCTTAGAGCTTGATCTGGTTTAAAGCCGTATATGAGCTCTAATAGAGCTGCAGCACTTCCTCTATCTGTTAAGCCTTGAGCAACGGATTGTTGAATCTGTATAATCCCTTGCACACCTCCTACACTTCCACGGAGCTGGGCCCTAGCATCTGCTTCTTTATCATTTGATTTAGGAGCATCTTCCTCTACGAAAGTTTCTAGTTTAAGCTCTTCATCATAGCCTGATGCTTTAGTAATTTTTTTAAGTACAGCTTCAATATTATTTTGCCTTGGTCCAATGTAACTTTGTTGGAACTCATTCATAAGCTCATTCCTTTCAGAAGTAGAAGCTAGTTTACCTGGCGTAAGAATAATCAATTGTGGTGGAATCTCTGCACCTGCCACAATTTGATTCTCTATCTGGTCCATAAGATTAACAAAACGCTCATCAGAATCATTCAATTGAATAGGTGTTAGTACTGGAGCACCATCTACTCCTTCTGAGTAAGTTATGATGATCTTTCCTGCATTTTCAGTTGAAGAATAATTGCGCTTAAACTCACGGTTGAATTGGTCCATCTCTTCTTCAGTAGGAATTCCTGTTGAGAAGTTTAAAATAAATGAAGGAGCATAACCTTGTTTTGCCTGATTCAGGTGGAAAACGCTGATCTGGTACTCAAGCTCAATCCAGTTGAATGAAGTAGAATACCCAGGTATAGGGTATAGTTCGTCATTAGCAGGGTTATATTCCGAATAGAATAGAATCTGCTTTCCTTTCTTGATAAGTGGATTAAAGCTTCTTATAAGCTCTGGAGCATACTCTTCCTTTTTATACTTCTCCCAGTTGTTTGAGAACCACATATGAGGGAAGTTGTAATCTTCATCTTCAATACCTATTCTAAGTTTAGAAAGTGGTATATGTTTTACAGATACAATCTTTGTACCTGCGTTGTTCCAGATAATCTCAAAAGCGAATCCATTAAACAACTCATAATCAAGCTCTGCTTTCTTAACCTCTCCTTCTAGCTCGTTAAGTTCAACAAACTCTTGAAGCTCTGGAGACTCAATATCTTTGAATCCTTTACCAGCTACAAGCTTTGCTTTCTTGTTAATGATATTCTTGTGCATAGAAGAGCCATAAGTATTGTAGGTATTCAGAATGTAATCTGGATACAGATTCTTATCTCCCCACTCTATGATGTTAAGCTTCTTGTTTAGCTTCATCTTTGGTGGCTCATAGGCCTCGTTGAAGTTAAGAATCTTAAATGTTTGCTTGCTCTTTGCTTGCTCTTTATTATCCTTCTTTTTATTATCTTCCATGATCTATTAAATAAATGTGATGATGTTATTTGAATCGCTATATGTTGAACCGCTATTAGCTGGGTTCTCTACTTTAAGCAAACCCTTTTCTACCACGCCTGCATTTGTAATTGATGTACCAGTTGGGGCAGATGTTTCGTAGATGACATAATCATACTGGCCACCTGCAATTAGATTGATCTTAGCATCCTCTAGGTCCTCGTTTGCTGCAGTAGTTTCCTCAAGTGAGAATATATTCCACCTCTGGGTGTTCGTACTTGAATCACCAGAGAAACGTACAACTCGTGTATCTACATTATCTTTAGAATATAGAGACATCAAGTAATATGCTGGGTCCAGAGTTGTGTTCTCCGTAACTGTTACATATAATTCGTTTATACTATTCTTCGTTATCTTTAGCATCTTTCTTCTTTCTTCGTTTCTTTCTCTTTGATTTGGTATAAGCTTCAACTTCTTTCTCAACTTTATCAAGCTTCTCATCGAATTCCTCAATGTATGATGGTAATGTTCTGTGAAGGCTTTGTAATTGCTTTTGAGTTAACTCATCTGAAAGAACTATCACTTCAGAACCTTTAAGTATCCTTGAACCTGATACTCCTTGTTTTAATCTATATGCCATAGCTTTTTATTATCAATATAGAAAACTCTTTTTTGTTCAAGTTATAGCATAAAAAAATGGGCTAAGCAGCAGAATTGCCAGCCATAGCCCATTAATTATTAGAAGGGAAACTCTTATGCTCCCAAAGGAATATCTGTTCCAATCAAAGAACCATCCATTAGATAGATTCCGTTTTTAGATTTAAACGTGAACTCTAAGTTCGCTCCGTTCATATCACTCATTGCAACTCCTAGAGACGCAGCTCCAGTTGTAGCTCTACCAGCAGATTCAACTCCAGCTATGTAGTAATCACCTTCGTTAGATTTTACAACCGCAACGATTGGTGCTTTACCAAGTGCTAATACTGTATTTCTAAGATCAGCATCTAGGTTAGTGAATTTTACTGAAAGGATTGATTCATAGTGAACCGTTCCGTTTTCTCTTGTGAATACTCCGTTCTGGTTAAGACCAGCGTACTCCATATCTTGCTCGAATAAATATACTGTTGAAGCTGATGTTGCCGCAGTAATAGTGTTACCAGAATCCATAGTATATGTTGCATCAGCATCATATGTTCCTATCCAAACTCTCTCAACACCACCGATTGAAGCACAACCTAAAGTATATCCGTTATCAATTATACAACTCATTTCTTATGTTTTAATTTTGTTAATATTTCTTTTAAAAAAAAGGCCGCTACCAATTGCAGCAGCCTTTTAAGTTTCTTATTTCAATCTTACGATTATGCTAATTTGAATGCAACGACAAACCCAGGGAATGCTACGTTTACACCGATCTTGAACTTAGCTACAAATCTTACCTCTTGGTTATCCATAGAGTAGAATATAGAGAAGTTCTCCCAATCGTTAAGCAAATCAGTTCCGAAGTAGAAGTTAGATGCTCTTGAAGCAAACATTCTATCAGTTCCGTTAAGTCCTCTAACAGCGATTACTCTGATGTTAGTTCCTGGAATCATTTGAGAGAAGTTATCTCCTTGATTCTCTGCTCCATCGTAGTGGAAAAGGTTTGCATTTCTAAGTGCAGTTGCCCACAATCTGTATGTATCATATCCCATGAACAATACAAGATCATCAGAATCAATTATATCTGTAGGAATAGCTGCTGCTACATCATCTACAAGACCAATTACGTTAGCTGCAGTAATTGCAGTTGCACTTGAAGAGTTACCTGCTACAGTTGAACCTGAAGCTGCTGTGTTTTCAAACACGTTAAGGAAACCATCACAAGCAGTTTGTCCTGTGAAATCTGGAGAGTTACCTTTCCAAACGTTATCCTCGATAGCTGCTGCAATTTTCTCTGCCTTATCTTCAGCGTAAAGCTGCTCGAAAGGAATGTCCTCGTTGTAGCTACCTGGTTGCATCATCGCTTGAGTGTAGTATGACTCAAGTGTATCCAAACAGATTGATTCGTTTACCTTAAGTGGGCATACGCTCAAATCTCTTTGTGTTAAACTTGTGCTTCCTGCATCAGTGAATCCACAAGAACCCGCTTGAAGGGAAAGTGTAGAATCCATAATGTTTATTGAAGCTGTTGATTTAATATCTGGCTGAACTGTAATATATTGAATAGTACGTCCTTCCAAGATTGATTTCTTGATTAGAGGCATTTTCTGCTCATCAGTATATGCTGCTAATCCGCTTACATTTAAACTCATTTGTTTTAAATTTTATTTGTTAATATTCTTGTTATTTCTTATCCTCTTTTTCTGAAAAACTTAAGCTTCTCTTCTTTGCTTGCAGCTTTGAAGTCCACCTTTGTATTCGTTGGCTCATCAGATGGAGCATCAGCAAACTTGCTGAATTGTTCCTTGAGCTCTTTATTTTCGTTCTCAATCTTTTCGAACTGAGATTTCAAATCTTTGATCTGCTTAACCAAGTCCTTCAAGTTATTTACAATTCCTTGAACTTCTTCATCAGCTTCTTCCACTGCTTCTTCAGCAGCATTCTTAGCGTCATCTTCTACAGTTTCATCAGCAGTTTTGATTGAATCAATAACTCCTTCTTCTCCTACTGTTAATGTTTCGCCTGAGTTAAGTTCGTATTCACCTGGAGCGGCTTCTTCGCCTTCGATAACCATCTTATCTCCTTCGTTCATCTTACCTTCCTCTGTGTTGATTACGTGAGCCTTTCCACCGTTCTTAAGGAATACATCATAGAACTTTTCAGTTTTATTCATTTCCTCAGTAACAACTTCACCATCCTCATCTTCTTCTGCTGCTGGCATAATCTCTGCAATTAATCCACCAACAACTTTGAGTACAGTCCCATCTTCTAATTCGTAGTCACCATCTTCAACAGCTACCTCGCCATCTTCTGTGATCTCTACTACTGGAGCTTCAACTGCTAAATCAGGAACACGCATAATACGTCCATCCTTTGTTTTAACATCTACAAACTCCATAGATGTTTCCTCTTTATTTTCTTCGGCTTCGTTAAATACAGCCTTTATCTTTTTGATTAAACTCATGTTGTTCTTTTTTTATATATATTTATTATTCAAAACTGTTCAATAGTTTTCTAATCTTTTTTTCTTTATCTTCGTCACTCATGTCCTCTGAGAAGGCTATATCTTTGATTCTCGCTATCTTCTCGCTCTCTGAATACATTTCCTTAAAAGTGTTAGAGAACATCTGTGAAATCTTCGCATTTATCTCTATTGAGAATCCTTTGAACTTATCGTCCTCAAGCAATCTCTCGTAGTGCTCTGGGTCCTCTACCCAGTATGAAGTGATCAGTGAACCTTCTGGAACATCAAACAATTTAGATTCAACTCTATCTTTGTTTGTGATGTAGTTCTCTACCATATAGATTCCATCTTGTACTTCGTTCTCATCGTGATAGAGCGAAATATCATTTGCCTTCCCATCTTTAACCAGCTTGTTTCTTATCTTTCTGATCACGTCTTTAGTAAAGACCACGTAAAATGGTTCTCCATTTGGTCCTTCTCTAAGGATTGGTGTATCAGCTAAAATTGAAACAGATGTAAATATCTGCTCCTTCTCATTTTGTGAAAAGATCATTTTATCCTGCTTTGAGAATGCAAACCTCTCAACCTCAACAGCTGGGTTCTCTACGAAAGAGTTCCTGATGAAACCTGAATCCTCAGCCTCCTCATCAATCACTATTTCAAATATTGGTATGTAATTTTCCATATCTATTTATTTATTATTGTTTATCCGAATGTAGCAGCGTTCTGCATTCTTCTTACTCTCTTGCTTGTTTGGCTTAGCTGTGATTCAACTACATAAGCTTGTAGTGGCCCTTGCTCTTTAAATGTATTGTTGCCTGAGTTCTTCTGAGTGCTTGGGCTTTCTGGTGCTAATGGTATACCACCACCTGCCTGATTAATATCAGATAGAAGTTCTGGGAACATACTTGATGATTGTGCGTTGATCACCATTTCACCTGGCGCAAGCAGTGCATCTACTGAATCCACAGTTGAAGGTTGTCCTGGCACTTTACCACCACGGTTACCTGTAAACTTCTGAGAAGAAATGATACCAACTTGTACACCCGCAAGTGCAGCGTTAACTGCAGCAAGTACATAAGAAAGTGGAGGCGGCATACTAGCAAGTGCTTGAAGCACGGCCTGTGCTCCATTAATTACAGCATTTGCAATATTCATAGCCTTCTGCTGCTTGAATGATTTCATTCTTAAAGCACGCTCCTTATCAGCCTTCTCCTCTTCAATAGCTTGAACCTGGTTGGCAAACTCTTGTTCAGATATTAAACGCTCACCATAAGCATCCTGAGCTGCTTGTACTTGATTTGCATATTCTTGCTCAAGCTTCGCAGTTTGATTCTCAGCAGCAACGTCCCAAGCCATTTGAATTGTATTCAAAGTAGTTTGAACGGTTGATGCTATTTTATCATAAAACTCAAGTATACCTTCAGCCCACTGTCCAACTTTGCCATTCATGTGCTCAACTCCTTGAGTGGTTTGGTTGGTAAGCGATTGGATTGCAATTGCTGCCTCTTGCTCAAGAGCTTTTACATCTGATAGATATTGCTCTCTTAATCTTTTCTTCTCCTCAAGACTTAATTTCTCATTAGCAAGTTGAGCTTCAAGCTGAACCTTTAATAGTTCTTTCTGCTCAACAAGGTTATCTTTGATCGCTTGAATCTCAAATACTAAATACTTCTCTCTAATGGCAAGCTTCTCCTTTTCGGTTCTAGCTGTCATTAATTCCATTTCCTTCTCGAACTGTAGAGTAGATAATCTTCTGCTTGTAATTATAACATCCCTTGATTCTTTGCTAATCTTTTTCTCTTGGTTGTATCTTTCTTGAATTGATTGAATCTCTTGTTTACGCAATTCCTCTTTTGCTTCTAATAGCTCTTTCTCAGAATCAAGTAGATAATCTTCATAGTTCTCGTTAAGATCAATGAGTGCTTCTTTAAGCTCTTTCTCATTAAGCTTTCCATCTATAAACTTTTGCTGAAGCAAAGCCTCCTCACGAGCAATAGCAGAATTAATTATCTTTTCTCTTTCCTCTCCATAAGAAATGTTGATGAGTTCTATTTCATCATTAGCAAGTTCTGCTTTTGTTCTTGCCAATTCTTTTGTAGAATTTTCTTCTCTACCTAATAATTCTAATATCTGCTTAAGCTTATCTTGCCTTTGCTTTAATCTTCTTTTTCTGTTTTCTGCAATAGATTTTTCGAGAGCCTCAAGCTCCTCTTGTTTTGTTTGTTGCTTATCCAAGTTATCAGCAAACATTCCAAACTCCTTATCTAAATCAAAACCTTCTCTTTGAACTTTGTTATAATCAACAGCACTTTGAACTACATCCGCTAATCCTTTATCTAATTCTCCAACAGCATCAATTGCTTTCTTCCACTCCTCAGTACCATCATTACCAAATGTACCATCAAGCTTTCCAATATCCGCATTAAGATTTGCAATATCTTCAGTTAGCATTCTAACTTCTCTCTGATAAAACGCAGTTGTTACATCACCAGTCTCCATTCTTTCTTGAAGCTTTTTAAAAGCTCCTTCAGCAGCTGTAATTCTTCCGATCATTGCGGTGTAGTTTATATCCTCATCACCCCAATCTTCATTTCTTGTAGCCTGGATTGCTAGCCTTAAGGATTCAAACTTATCCTCCATAGCACCTGAATTCTCTTCAACAGTTGCTCTTGCGGCATTAACTCTTTTGTTAAAGTTTTTGAAGGTTAACCTTTCTATTGAATCTTCTGCAGCTTGAATATATCCAGGTAACCTTTCAAACCTCATCTGCTCATCTTCTGTTAGCTCCTGGTTTAAATCAATTTTCTTCTGCAAGTTTTTAAGCTCAAGCTTTAATATATTTAACGTTGCCTGTTCTTGCTTTATCTTAACATCATTAGCACTTGTTTGCTCAGTAAGCATAGCATTCCTAAGCTTCCTTGTGGATTGCATTATTTTATTCTGAGCTTCCATCTCAGAGTTTAGTTCTCCCTGAGCTTCTGCTGCTTCATTAGTTGAAGTTACAAACCAAGCTAATCCACCAATCAAAGCAGTAATACCTGTAATGATCAAGAATACAGGGTTAGCATTCATAGCAGCGTTTAAGATACGCATACCAACAGCAGCAGCCTTAGATGTTATACCACCTTTTAATTGAGCTGCAGCAAGCGCAGTTTGCCATCCTGTTAGAGTTTTTGTAATAGTTCCAGATAACTTCATCATAGAAGTATATCCTTCCATAGCTCCAGTTGCAATCTTTGAAACACCTTCTACTTGTGCAAACAATTGAACGATCTTCTCCATGCTCTCGCCAGATGCTCCAACAAGAGCCATACCTCCTGCCATATCTGTAAGACCACCAACTACAGATTTAATCTCAGTAGCTACTTGCTCGTGGTCCAAAGATTCAACTGATAACTCATAGTTTTTAAGCTCTGTGTTCGCATCAATAACAGCTCTTTTCAACTCATTCCATCTATCAGTACCATACTCGGTAGATTCAAGTTCTTGAGTTAAAGCATCAACCGTCATTCTTAAATCCTGTATAGTTACTACAGAATCTCCAATTTCATTGTTAAGATCAGCCATGCTTTTTATTGCATTCTGAGTATTTATTGATATGTTAATTTGTGCTGATTTAGCCATGCTGTTTTTTTATATATATTCAAAGATCAAAATCGTTCTGCTTAAATATCTCTATATCCAAGAAGCATTATCTTAAGGCCAGTTGCATCTGTACCTGCTGTATCAATATCAACAGTGAACGTATTGTACTTGCTTATAGCTGAAGTTGAAGTGGATTCTTCCTGGTAGTAATCGCCAGAAGAAATAGTGATCGGAGATGCAAATACAGAGCTTCCGTTGTAATTAACATCAACTACAGAATCTGTTGAACCTGTTGTAGTTAAACTTGCAGTCACAGCTGTAAGTGTAAAATCAGCAGGTGAAATAAAAGTTGCTTTAGCTACACCTGTTGTTATTGCTGTAGTTTCGTCACTTGCTGCTACAATCAAATCATATGGATATGTTGTAGGTATATCATCTGAAGTAGTAAATATACTATACAGATCAGTACCTCCACTCAAAATAGTTGGAGCATCAATAGTCCCTGTAAATGTATCTCCTGATAGATCAGCCTTCGTATCAAGAAGAGCAGTCATTCCTGAGAGTGTAGGAGCTCCTATTTGAGCTGCTGTTACATTATGAGGGTTTGAAGTATCTCCTGTGTGAGCATCAAAATCTATCTGTAATGTCCAGTTTTTGAACAGGGTTGATACATCTGTTGAACCTGAATAGATTGTGTTTGCTGAAAGAGATGTCACATCAATATCAGCATTTAAGTTAACTATTGGTTCATTAGCTGTGCCACCAGTAGATATGTTTGTACCTCCTTGTACTCTTGTTATATCGGTACCAGCTAGGTCATTTATTACAGTTTCAAGATTTGTTGACCCAGAATAAATCGTATCAGCTGAAAGAGATGTCACATCAATATCAGCATTTAAGTTCACTATTGGTTGATTAGCTGTGCCACCAGTAGATATGTTTGTACCTCCTTGTATTCTTGTTATATCGCTACCAGCTAAGTCGTTTATTACAGTTTCAAGATTTGTTGAGCCTGAGTAAAAAGTTGTAGCTGATAAAGATGTATATGAAATTGTATCTGGAATATAATAGTCCAGGGAATTCCAGGCAAGTGAGCCATCACCTACTTTAATTTTTTGGGAATCTATTTCAAGGCCTACTTCTCTTTCGGCAAGTACTGGATTAGCACTCGTCCAGTTGGCTGCTGTATCTCCTCTTAATTTTATTCTTGTTATTGCCATTTCTTAAATTGTTATGTATTCCTCGCCATCCCATAAGAATGTTACTGAGGGTTTGGTTCCTGTATTAATTATATAATTGCTCTCTCCGTTTATAGTTTTATCTCCTGCACTTACTGTGATCTCATATGTTCCAGCGTTTCCTGTTTTATCTTTAACCACGTAGAAATCTCTTACAGGATATTCTGGAAGTGTAACTGCAGCATCTTGTGTAAGCTCAGAAATAGATAACACATTTATTTCTCCAGAGAAAGTATAAGCACTGTTTGCACTTCTATCAACTTTGTAAGGATGTTCCTTAGCTGGGGTTGGAACTCCTCCGCAGAACCCACCATCAGCGTTGTATTCAAACCCTACTTCATCAGCACCATTCGAATCTAAAGCTATCTCAACAGAGCCTGCTACAGCGCTGCTACAATCAAGAAATGTAACTGCAGTAAATGATACATCTGCTGTTGTGCCAGAACCGCCATTAACAATAGAAACCAATAGGTTTCCATCATCATCAAGCTGTACTGCCTTGAAGAAATCAAACTGCGATGAAATATTTTCACTCATTACTTCTGCGTTATTTTTAATCTACCTTCACTATCTAAACCTATCACTTTGAACGTATCATATTGAGATACACCACTTGATTGGGGTGCTACATAAGGCTCAAGCACAACCTCTACATAACCCTCTTCTGTGAGCTTTATATTCTTGAAGAAATTGTATCTGTTTATTATTGGGTCCATTATGATATTACTGTGTATGTTATTCTTATTAATCCTTTGGCACCGTTACCACCTACAGAAGGGTCACCATATGAGGTACCACCTCCACCACCACCACCGTAGTTGCTTCCTGGGTTACCATCATCTGCGAAAGGAGGGCCTGCTGGGTATACACCACCAGAGCCACCGTTACCACCAAATTCAGCTGTACCAACACTTCCAGAACCTGTTCCTGTAGAACCAGCTGCCCCACCACCAGAACCACCTGGCTCTCCTGGACTAAGGGTATCATCACCACTTCCACCGTTTCCACCAATATATATAAGGTCACCAATACAATCAGCGGCCTGTCCGCCACTACCACCAGTACCTTGAGATGTTGGAGAATTACCACCAGCAGCAATACATAAGCTAGTATCTCCAGAAGATATTGTACTTGAACCTCCTGCTACTCCTTGTGTTGTTGAGCCTGCTCCAACGCTTATAGATAATGTACCACCACCTGGGCTTTCCAGTGTAGTTTTTACATAAGCTCCACCTCCACCACCTGGGTATCCTTGGCGGTCCACACTTGGCGAAGAATCATCACCCCAACCTTTACCACCAGCGCCCCAAGCTTCAAGTATTAAGTTTGTAGCATTATCTGGAATTACATATGAAGTACTGGTACCTGAATAAATGTATACCACTTCCTCATAGTTATCTCCAGCCATTAGGCCGCTTGTCATTATCCCATTTCTAATTATACTCATTTCTTATTCGTATCTTATTGTTATTGTATAAGTATAAGTTCCATCTTCATTATCCTCAGAACTGCCAACTGTTGATGTTATATTTGCATCTGGATTATCTTCTTTGAATTGATTAGTTAGATCATCGTGAGCAAATAGATCATCTCCATAGTTCCCATCAAGTTCTGCTTGAGTGTATGTTGTTGTTAATGTAGTTTCCATATCTTTATTTTTAAGCATCAAGTGGACAAGTTGATGATGCAAGTGTTGATATTTCAGATGATGAAAGTTCTCTTCTAAATAAGTAAGCTTCATCAATTTCAAGATCACCATTAGATGATGTTAAATTAAGTGGGTTTGCGTTTATAGCAAGTAAAGAAGAAATATCAAAACTTGATATTCCTGTAACATCTGCACCTAACTGTGAGCCATCTTTCCAAATTTTAATTGTTGAACCATTAAGCGTAAACCCAATATGATACCATACACCAGTTGAATTTGTTGTTGATCTTGAAGCATTTGCTGTGTTAGAAAACAATATATCATTTGCTCTTGGCAGAATTCTCCAACCATTAGCTCCAGTTCTTTTACCAGCTAAAACTGGATTTCCTTCAGTTGCAAATGAGTTTACCTTCACCCAAGCAAAAAAGCTAAATGTTCCGCCAGATGAATCGAAATCAGATGAATAAGATGCAGAGCATCTTTGTTTTGTAGATGCATCAAATTCAACGCCTTCATTACCTGTATAATCAAGCTTAATATCAGTTGTTGTAAAAGTTGGTGAATTATAAGCTGTTAATGTGTGACCATTACCAGATGAATCTGTATAATCACCATCAAACTTCCAATATCCTCCAAGACCTGTTGTATCTATTAGATTACCTGAACAGCCACCCGCTTCTGCGTATATGTATGGGTTAATTAAAAATGGTGCCATGTTTTATCTATTTTTTCCTATTAAGTAAACTTTTAATCCTTTTCCTTCTGAGCCTGCCGCATCTATATCCACAGTGATTCTATCATCCTCATGTATATCACTCGTTGAAAGTGATGTGGTTGAATTAACAAACACTCCTGATGCAAGATCAATTGGCGAAGTGAGAATGCTTGAACCTCCTACATTCACATCCACAGTTGTTGTTGATGAACCAGATGTTGATAGAGATACTTTAACCTTTTCTATTGCGAAGTCTCTAGGCGCATATAAAGCCACTAGAGAGCTTCCAGATGTTATCGCAGTAGTTTCATCAGTTACTGCAAAAGAATAGTCATATGGTATGCCTACAGAGCTACCATTAACATCTAAATTCTCAAGGTATAATGTATTGTTAGCAGATGCAGTTCTTCCAGTAGATGCCATAACTACAGAGTTCACTACAGAAGGGTTTATTCTACAATCGTTTGAGCTTATGATTACACCATTTGTATCAGATGCAGGAGAGGTCATTAGCCCTGAAGTAGCACCTTGAATGTTTGAATCTACTCTTATATTGCTGAAGTATGCTGTGTCATCTGTATCTGCCGTTAGATCAACTCCCGATACAAATACATTAGTAAGCCCAGAAGGTATTGTATTACCACTCCCTGCTACAATTGCAGAGTTTGTTACATCAGTTTCAATTGTGTTTGAAGAGTAATCAAAGTAATCTCTTGATGTTGCGCCTGAATTAAGAACAGATAAAGTTATTGCTGAAAGTTCCTGCATCTCAACATCATCTTTAAATAATGCTTTAGTTTCAAATGTTACATCACCTGTAATTGAACCTCCTGTAAAAGTACCTCCACCGTTGGCATCTACATATGCTTTATCTACAAGTGATCTATCAGTATAGTTTGAAGAGTAATCTGCTGCATATTCCCATGCATGCCCTACTGAAGCTCCACCTGGGTCACCAGATAATGTTACAGAAAAACCTGAATAATTAATTACAGTGTTTTCAGTAATATCAAGCGGAAGATAATCACCAGTTAAACCAGAAAGAACTGGGCTTAAATCAACAGCATATGCTTCCTCTGTATCAGTCCTATCAAATACGATTGTATTTCCAGAAAGATATGCAGCATCTGTGTAATAGTTATCTGAAGATATTCCAGATAGTGAAAGCTCAACCAATCCATTATCTGTTCTGAACCAAAATTTATCATCTGCTGTATTTAAAAAACCTTCTCCTATAAGTAGGTCCGTATCCAGCCAAGTGTTATCTATTGTAGTTGCAGTTGGAATGGTTGGCTCAACTCCTGTTTCAGTTGAACGCTTCCAAACTAATCTACTATATTCTGTAGCTATTGCCATGTTCTTTTATTTATCAATATGTTAAACTTCATTTTGTTCGGATTAAACTCCAGGGTTCTGGCTACCATCAATTATTGGCCTTGCCTTTGAATCTCCTCCAGGATTTCTTACCGAATCCTCACCACCATCAATTATATCAATAGGGTTTGTTTTGCCTACATTAAAGACCTCATCCTCACCTCCATCAATTATGTTGATGCCTGTTTGCTTGATCACGCCATTCTCAGTGATCTGTATATTACCAAAGTATAAGCTTCCAGATTCTCTTGCCGATATGTTATCACCAAACACATAAGCATTCTCTACACCATCAACAATTGTTGAATTGTTACCAAAGATAGCTCCTGGTAAAGCTCCTTCTGGAATGTAGTTACTACTACCATAACTCTTAACCCCAAGCGTATTCCTTGAAGTTAAATCCTTGCTCAAAGCAATAGGACCTTTTGTATCAGCAATTGGAACCACATCAATACCACCTGTATCATATGGCCTTTTGCTTATTACAGCATCAGCATATTCAACTCCGATTGGACCTGGCTTGAATGGCCTTACAGTACAGATTCCATCTACAAGTGTACCACCGTATTGCTTACAACAATCATCAGTTACTTCTTTTCCTGAAGCTGATACGATTATAACACCAAGCTTTGGGCTCTTCTTAGAGACCAAATCATTAGGACATCCTTTGTTAGAGGTTGGTACTTCAACTGTATATTTATCAATAATATCAATATCAACAATCTTATAAAGCTCCACCTTTGTAAGCCTATCTGTTCTAACTGGGTTGTAATCAATTATCTTATTCACCCTCCAGTAACTACCCAGCAAGAATACAATATCTCTAAAATCAAACTCAGCTATATCCCTTGGTGTTAAATGAACTGTACACTCAAGTAGCTTGGCATTTGGGTTGATTATGTTTCTAATCGTTTGCTTATGGAACTGCTGGAATAAGTTGTTATTTGGCGCAACATTAAATGAATCCCAATATATCTTATCTGTTCTACCAAACGCTAAATCATACTGTGGTGTATTAGGGTGGTCCCACATTCCACAATATGGATATGATGTTAGGTTAAGTGCAGTTGATGTTGGTTCGTTTTCATAATCTCTAACATACAATACAGAGCCTTGATACATATCAACCAATCCACCGTAGAATAGAATCCTTGGCTTTACCTTCTTTGGATTTAATTCTTCATCATCATAATCAGCAAAGAATGGTGCACACCTTGAATCAATCCACTGTGATGAGTTAGGCGTTGGTGCAAACTTAATCTTCAGCTCATTATCCTCATCAGAGAAATCATTATCTACTGCGATCTCATAATCACCATATATCCTTCCTGTTTCATCAGTATACTCCTCATTAAAGTAATCACCATCATTAGTATAGGTATAGTTATAGTTTTTGAAATCTAAGTCACTCATGGGAGTTAGGATTACTTCTGAATCATTATCCAGCTTCTTTTCCTCATCCCAGTTGAGCACCCTTCTTCGAGACTTAAAGAAATCATCCCTTGGCTCGATCAATACATCGTTAGATTTGTTTGGGTTATCTTGAAGCACAAGGTTGAACATCTTCATAATATCCATTAAGAAATCCTTCATCTTAAGTTTCCTATCAAGTATCTGATTCATATCAACAAGCTCATTACCCATAAGTTGATTACTTGAAGGGGTTACCGTAAGCTTTGTATAATCACCATCCAATTGCCTTGCAAGGAATAGCTTTGATGACATCTGCCCATCAATACCTTGCCAGTTTACAATACCTGGGTGCCTATGACCTGCAACTATTCTAATGTAATCTCCTGGCTCCATAGCAACGTTTGTTGCATTCATATTCATAGGAAGAGGATTAGCTGTATCATACCAAGGTGATGGGTGCTCTAAACCATCTGATGGTGTGATCAACTTTGTACCATTTGAAGATGCAAGAGTTATAACTCCAACACCTGGCTTCACAAGCTCCATAGCGTAGATATATTCAAGCGAATTACCATTCCACCTTATATCATTACCATTAGAGCGTAGATAGCCTATAAATGCCTTTCCTACGAAGTTTATATCATAGTAACCTGTGTTCTGGCAAGTGAAGTAACTGAATTCATTCCACTGGTCCAAATCATCTGTAAATGTAAGTTCACCACTAGAATCGTTTACGGTACCAGATTCTCTTGTAAGACCGATGCCATAACCATTCATATAGTTGTAATACCAAGATGTACCATTCTGCCTCCAGGGTGTTATTGATACTTTTGGCCCTGTTACACCAACCCTTACTGTACGCTCTTCTACCTGCTCATCAGATAGCTCAAGCTTATCACCGTTGAATGGAAGGATTAGTTTCTTGAAGTATTCTGAGTTTAGAAATTCTGAAGTATAGGTAAATCCTGCAAATTCAAATATCTTATCCAATACAGTTTTAACGTATGGAGCTGGGAACATATCATAACTATAGATGTTGTTCCATATACCAGTTGAATTACCGTTGATGATGTATGGGTAAACATATCCATCACCTGGGCCTCCCTTATCTACAGTAGAGCCATTCTTCTGCACCTTGTACTCCCAAGAGTTCTGTATGTTTGTTTTGGTTCTATTGTGATTATATTCTGATAAATCTAATGCTGCCAAAGCGTAATCATCAATCTCTGAGAATATGTTTCTTAAAGAGCCTGCAATTGAAATCTCATATTCAACCTGCTTGTTTACAGTTTTAATATCCATGAGCTGCAGGTAACCACGAAGTACATCGTTGGTACCAATCCTTACAACAACTGGGATTCTCTTAAGTGGGTTGAAGTATACACCATCAATATTAACATCGAATATCCCTTTAAAGAATTTATTGTTCTTTGAAGTTCCAGGGAGCTTTATTGTTTTAGAGAAAGACGTGTTCCTTTTTGATACATCAAATATATCATCAATCTGATAGTTAAGGGACACATCTATATCCCCAAACGTATCAAGTTCAACACCTCCGTTTTCGTATGCAATTATACTATACTGATTCATCTTATAATCTTATTTCATCGTTAGAATAAACTACAGTAAATGTGTAGTTCCATATCTGTTCGTTTATGTTTTTACCAGGCGTAATATCATCATCTTCTAATGTACAAGCTATAACCTCTCCTGTTGGAAGCTGGACATAAACAGCTGCAGATTTCATCATATCAACAAGTAAATCATTCTCAAACTGCTCAATCCATCCTGATGTAACTCTCACCTTCTTCCTTGATCTTGCAAAGAATGTTTTCTCACCCCTTCCAAATGAATCAAAGCCGAATGAGTTGCTGCTCCAAGTACCTTCTGTTTGGTAGTAGTTCTTTCTATCTACATCAATTGTATCCTGAGACACATATTTGAATGGGTAGCTTATCCAAGAACCTCTAGCATCTTTCCACATAATGTGGTATAATTCGTATCTTGAGCAATCATCATTAATCTCAAATGTTATTGTGTTGGTATTTACTGCACCTTCATATTCAAGGTTCACATCATAGTATTCTATCTGGCTCTTGATTGAAGAGATTGATGACCCTGATAGAAGCGTTTTGTTTGATGCATTATCTATTTGATCTACTCCAACTGGGAAATAGTAATCATACTTGCTAGAGTGATTCTCAATCACTTTAAATGTTTCGCCCCCTACTGGTAAACCTGTTGTAAATGTAACATCCACTGTAACATCAGTTGAAGAGTTAACTTGAGTTACTTCAGCTATGCCTGCGTATGGCCCACCTACGATCTCAACAAAATCACCAACGGATGCACCATGAGCTGATGTACCATCTAATCTAACATCACCACCGTTGTTAATGTATGTGTTAATGTTTACTGTTGGTCCATATGTGTATGGGTAATCAAGCTTATACTGTGATAGGAATGTTCCTGATGCATCATAGAATGTTAGCCTTGGTTCCCACATGCCACCAGAAGTGTGAGCAAGCAACCAGCTTTTTGTTGAAGGTTCAATTCTATATCTTTTTGTGTTTCCAAAAATAGTTGATATGTTGTTTTCACTTGAAGCTCTGTCCTGGCATACATACTTATCAAACTCATCAATAGAGTAGTTAAGTTGGTTCACATACGAGTTGTATGCTGTAAGCCCTGTTATATTAAGCTCGTTATAATCTGTTATGATCTTTCCATCAGCATGCTTTATTGTACCTCCGATTGCTGGAGTTGAAGTTTGGAATCCTACATCAGTTACAATAACAACACCTGTACCTGCTGAGTAGTAGATGTTAGTAATGGTTGCTGTAGTATTGTACTCTGGAACTGGCACACCATATATTGTACCTGGCTCTACTGGTGTATTGCTACCCCAAGGCTTATCTGTTACTATTGAGTTTGTATCTACAGATGTGATTGTAGTAACCCCATTATAAGACGGATTGGTTATCTGCCCTGTGATTGTTACTGTATCACCTGATTCAAATATGTGAGACGTAGAACCTGTGAATCCTACATTACCTGAAGAGAAATAATTATCATCATAATCCCAAGAATATAAATCTTGTTGAATGATTATCTGATCACCAATCTCAAAATCAACCTGAGTAGTTGCTGTTAATGTAGAGTTAACAAACCCAACATTACCTGATTCAAACCTGTTATCTTCAAAATCAAATAGAGCTGTACCCTCGTGGCCACATTTAAGGTTATAATCAAAGTATGTATTAGGAGCTAAGTATATATCATTTGAATCTTCAAGGTCCTGTGAAACGAAATCCTTTATTGTGTTTGAAAGATCAAGCTTAATCTCTCCATCTGGATTTGGAGCCACCTTGTATTTAAGAACGTTCGATGCTGTAAGTGTACCTGATATTGCCTGGCCTACTTCTAAATCTATAATGACCTTGCTTGAATCTACAACGCTCATTACTGTGTAGTAGTTTGTGTATGTTCCAGTTGAATCTGATACGAATAGAATGTCACCTCTATTGAAAGGGTGATCTTCTGTGAATGTTACCTCTGTGAATACATTACCCTCATAGCTAACCGTTGAAGTTGTGCTGAAGGTTCTCTCTTTGTAGAGAATGTTAACGATGTATTGGTAGCTGTTTACGCTGCCAACTGTTGTATCCTCAATTCTAAGAGGTATGAATGAATATCCATTCACGTAAGTATGTGGTTGAGTTATTGCTGAGTAGCTCATTATTTTATATCTTTAAAGTTCTTTTCAATGTTGTTAAATACATCCTCTTCTACATTATAGGTCACATCCTCCTCAATATCTTGTATCAGTTGTGGCTCAAATTGTTTAATTGATTTCTCAATTATATTGGTTGGCTTTATACCAAACTTGTATATGCTCTTTGCGATAGGGAATGCTGCTGCTTGTGGAATACCTTTTAGCTTTGTCCATTTCTCTATATCGCTAATAGGAGGAAAGCTGCCTGGCTTTCTACCTTCATCTACATACTTGAAGTAATCCTCTGATTCGATTATAAGCTGAACCTTTGAAGCATCATCCTGAACGTTATCTGATAAAGACCTAATGAGCTTTCCAGAGGCATCTTTACCTGCCTTCATAAGAAGCTTGGCAATTACCTTAATGTAATCTCTGCCATAATCAATATAATTCTGATCTTCAAAAAGTTCGTTCTTGCTCATCTCTTAGCAGTTGTAGTATTTCATTCTTAATGCTATTCTAACGGCCCATCCTGATACCTTATCAGTTGTTTCATCATACACTGGGAATGCTGTAATCAAATCCTCTGAGAATGATATACCAGTTAGTCCCCAGTTTACAAGCACCTCATTAAGGAAATCTTGAATGTGTTGGAATGCATCTGATAGAACATCCTGTGTATTATCTGAATCATCACCTACTGCGTTCTCTACATTCTCTTGATCGTTGATCTTATCAAGGAACATAATTGTGAAGTTCAGCTCAGGCGTAATGTTCTTGTTTGAAATTATAAAATTAGAATCTTGCTCGTGTGTTGCCCACATATATGGGAAATCCATTTCCTCTGATGTAGCAATCTCTGATGTTGGACCTGAGCCAAAGAACCTTAGGTTCGGATGTGCTGCAACGAAGTCCCTCATCTTATCTATTATCTCGTTGTATGTTACAATTCTGTTTGCCATTTTTATACTACTTTACTTTTACTATTCTGTTTTGCTTCTTGAACCTTCTGCTCCTGGTACCAATATGATAACCAGTTCAAGCAGCTTATATAGTTCTTTTCGTACACTTGTTGCTCCGTCATATTCAGCCTATCAATAAATGTTTGAATCAAACCAAACACTTTGAAATCATCTGAGATTTCTGATGGGCCGTTTAGCTTTTCGAACCTATCTCGCTTTTTGGACTCTTTTTTCTTGGGGAAGATTCCTGCGTACTGTTTTGCGATAAATCCTCTCCATCTAAAAAAAAAGCGAACAACTTATATACATCCGTTATGATAATGCTCCTGAAAGCCTCCTCACGTTCCATGAAACTATTTCTAAAGCTTTCCAATTCTCCATCATCATTCTTCTTTCTAAGGAAGATGCACATCACCTTTGGAAGTGCCTTGGTAATATCGTTGCTTGTTTGCTTCATTATCGAATCAATTGAAATGATCTCACCCATCGTAAGCTTCTCAAAGTCCTTCTTGAGGTAATACTTCTCACCTTCAATCTCAACGTATTCTACAAGCTCTCCTTCTACTTCATCAGAAACAAACTGAAGTGCTTCTGTAACTTGAGTAAATTGCTCTGGAGACATCATCATAATATCATCCTCGTTAATATCTGGTGCCAATATCTTAAGCAACTTAACAACCTGGACGATCACCGTTGAATCATCATCCTTTAAATCATTCATATCTGCAGCTTGCCCAAGTGTTACCTCGTCCCATCCTGCTGGAATGTTATAGCTCTTGGCCTTTCCATCAATCTCTAAATTCAATTCTATCATTTTCCTTCTATTTTATTATCAATATATATTATGCTAATCTGTTCGTGTTTAAATTATCTTGAATGTTTTGGTGCCTGAAGACCCATATTCAAACCTCATTCTGTAAGCCATTGCATCAGAGAAATCGGGAGACCTACCCAATAGCTTCTTAACCTCACCCTTATCAACCATCTCTAATTTGCCCACCTTATTAGTTGGCTTATGCCTAACCACTTGAAGCTCCTCAATCATTTCATCCTTGTGTGTTTCTGGTACACACTTCACCTGGTTATCATTCACCTTCTCTGCCAGCTTGAAGTACAGCTGTGTTTTCAAGTTCTTGTAG